GGTGGTGATGCAGTTCTTGCATCCTACAACAGAAAGTACGAAAAACTTTATGCACAGATTCCATATCTACAGGTAAGTGGAACTTCCATCGACAGCATGGTCAAGACTACCAATGTTATTCCTGTTGACTCTGACACTAATAACTACACTTCATATTCCATGACGGATTATGAAACAACTTTCCTGAATGAAGAGCAATACTTCTTGAACCAGAAAATGATTGCATCGCCAATCAACGAAAGTCTCAATAACATGGATGCATCTTTAATGTACAAGATGACATTAAAGTCTGATCAATCCTATCTCTCCCCAGTAGTTGATTTAAGATCTGCTTCTGCAAAAACTGTTACCAACAGAGTTGAAAACTCTTATGGAAAGGAAGATAGATATGGCAAGAGATATCAGAAAATTCAAATATTCCCTGTATACAAATTTACTATTCAAGGAAATGAAAGTGGAGGGAACCTTGTTCCTATCGTCATCAACCAGAATGTCACTGGCGTAACTTCTGGTGCAGAATCTGAAGTCTTGCGAGTTCGTGACAATGACATCTTTGTCAAAATTAAAAACTCTGTAAACTTTACCTTGGGTGAAACTTTATACTTCAGTACACAGTCTGTCAGTGGTGGTGAACTAGACGGTATCACAGTTACAATCACAAATGATGGTATCTTCAATCAACTTCCAAACTTCGTAGTTGGTTCAACCGTTACTGCATTCAACCCTTCGGCAAGAACCGAGAAGTATGACAACAAAGTCAGTGGAAAAGTAATCTTCTGGGATTCCAATACCAAGACACTGACTCTTGAGAATGATAAGAGACCTATTAATGGTGACTATACTAGTGAAATCACATTAGGCAGTGACTTTGCTAGAACTGCAACCACAAGTCTACAAACATCTGATGTATTCAGAGTTGGAGATCTAATTGATTTTGAAGGTGCTTCTTTCGAGACATCCAAGTTCTCTGAAATCAAGGCGATGGAATTTGGAAATGGCATTGACTTTGTTGCAGAAAATGGATCTGTCAACACGTCTGCTGTTGCGAAGTATGTAACTAAAGAGATCTCTCTAGCAAGTTCTGCTGCTTCTCTGTCTACCAAACTTACAGTCAACGCAACGGATGTTAACAATATCCAAGTTCTGTATAAGACAAAACCAGAAGCATCGCAACAAAAATTTGATGATATTAGTTGGACCTACTTCAATGAAGATGGTTCTTCTGACAATGATGTAATCGCTACGGCACAGAATAGCATTTCTGGTCAATATGAATCTCAAAGCGCATATCAAGAATTGTCATTCACAGTATCTGATATCCCAGACTTCTCATCCTTCGCTATTAAGATTGTTATGAAGTCTGATAATCCTTCTTATGTTCCCAAGATTCAGGACATGAGAACTGTTGCTTCTTTCTAATATGAAACTATCTGAATATTTACAAGTCGAAGGTCAAGAAGGACTTGTCCGAGACATGAATACGGGTGCCATTATCAACACGGCACCCAAACCAAAAAAGAGACTCGCAGAAGAGTTCCGAAATGTGCAGGATGATCTAAATACTTTGAAGGAAGAAATGTCCGAAATCAAGTCCCTCCTTAAGCAGTTAATCAAATGACACTACGCAACGTACCAAAGGCGCATACGCTGGAACAGCAGCGTCAAGAGATTAACTTAATCGCATCTGACCTAGACACAGCAGTCGATGGTACGAAAACATTTGGCGGGAGTAAAACATTCTCTAGTGATGTAACATTCCAAAGCACAGTAGACTTTGACGGCATTGCAACATTCAATAGCAGTCCTACTTTTTCTGATAAT